TGGTCCGAATTTTCGGGTCGTCCCAGTAGCCAGCGTCAATCATAGCCTGTTTTCTTTCAGGTGTCACGTACACCTCCTGACGGGTGCTGGCAGGGGCGTGATCGCGCCCGTTGCCGAGTGGTGGAGCCTTGCGCTTCTCCCGGCCGTCGGGGCGCTTTTCGCGCTCCTCGGGCTCGGCTTGAGCACCACCGAACCGCTTGTTCACCCGCTTGGTGAGCTCGGTCCAGTAGTCGCGGCTGGCGGGGTCGTAACCTTCCCGGGTAAGGGTGGCGTCGATCGCGTTGACGATCGCGCTGTCTTCATCGAGACCCCGTGAGTCGTACCACGGGTTGGCCTCTTTCCACGCGTTGACGAAGGTCGTGGCGACAGGGTTGACCTGCGGCGTGCGCGGCTTGTCGTAATCCTTGACGCTGGACTGCAGTTGGGCGGCAGCGTCGCGGGCCTCGTCGCGCAGCCGCATCGCGGTCGCGGCGTCCTCGCCGTTCCCCGCCTCGATGGCCTTGGCGAGGATCATTTCGGCAGTGCGGATGTCGTTCTGCACCTCAGCGAGACGACGCTCGGTGTCGGTCTTCGCAGCGGTGTGAGTGGTGCTCTCGACCGCGCCGAGGCGGCGTTCGAGTTCCGCGTTCTGTCGACGGAGCGTCTCCAGTTCGCGCAGTGTGCGCTCCTTGGCCTCCTTCTGCAGTTGCCGACGCTTCAGCCGTTTCTTGCGCTGCGGGCTGTCGTCGCCTTCGTCATCGTCGTGACCTTCGAGGCGTCGGTCCTCGCCGTCGTCCTCATCGTCGTCATCGTCGTCCGAGGTGTCGACCTTGTCGTCGGCATCATCGTCCTTGGCTTCCGGCTTCGTCGGTTCGCCCGGTGCGGGCAGGCTGTCGACCTCGACGATGTCGATGTCGTCCTCGTCTTCGCCGGTGAGTACGTCGCTCATGGTTTCATTTCCCCTTTAGCGTTCGATCTACAGGAACGCTTTGACTTTGGTGGGATCGCCGGTGATCTTGCCGACAATGTTGAGGTCGTCGAAGATGACGATGAGCGCGTCGTCGCCGCCCTCGACCTTCACCGTCCAGCGGTCACCGCCGTACTTCGGGACGCGGACGAAATCGCCCGGGGCGCACCACGTCCCTTCCGGCCAAAGCTCCATGGTGTTGCGGTTTCGGAACGCGAGCGGACCCACCGCGACCACTTTCGCGGTCTGGGTATTCCATCCCTCGGTCTCACGCGCATCGTCGAGGAGGATGATGCCCCCCTTGGTCGCCTTCTTCGGCGTCCTGATCTGCACCATGACCCGTGATCCGAACGGCTCGACGCCGGGATCGCAGGCTGGGAACGCCTCCTCAATCGAGCCGTAGTCGAACTCGACCTTGTTCTCGTAGTCCAAAGTTGTGCTCCTTAAAGTTCGTCATCCGCGCGATCGTGAGCCTCCCGAATTTCGAGGAGGATTTCCCGCACGCGATCCAGTCCAGCGTAGATACCGGCGACCCGTCCGTACTCGAACGAATCGCGGTTCTGGGGTTGCGCCAACGCCCGCTTGGCGTGCTCCGCCTGTTCTTCCTCCAGGCGCCGCAGCAGGGCGTCGAGCAGGTTCACGGCTTGGCTTTTACGCCGCCGCCCGAACCTGCGCCGGTGTTAACCGACATCCCCATCGCCAGCTTCTTCCGCTGACTGATCGCCGGTCCCGACTGCGCTTGGCTCGTCGGCTTGGGGTCGTCCTTCTTGGCCATCGGTGGTCTCCTTCTTGGGCGGCAGGCCCATGGTCAGTTGTTGAGCTCGGGTGAGTTCGGGCTTCGGTTTGGCGGGGGCTTTGGCCATTGGCTATTCCGGGTTCGGGTTGGGGTTCTGCGACGCGTGAGCACGCTCGCGGTCGCCGTTGGCGATGTCCAGCAGCGCCAGTTTCTCGGCGGTCTGGTTGTCAGCATCGTTGATGCCGCGCTTGGTGGCGTCCTCGATCCGCGTCCGCTCGGTCTCGGCCGCTTCCCTGATCTGCACTTCCTGCAGCTTGGTGGCGCGGTCCTTGTCCTTGTCGGCGATCTTGGCGGCGTCGACCTTCAGCTTCTCCTGGCCAAGCTGTCCGCGCATCTGCACGTCCTGCTTCGCCACCTCGACCGCAGGGTCGACCGGGGGCGGAGGTTGGGTCTGCTGCATCAGGGCGATGGCCTGACCGATGATCGGCGGCAGTTTGTCGAACACCTCGGGAGCGCCGAGGACCACGTCCATGCTCGCCTCAGCGATCAGCCGGTCGAGAGCCTGCTTTTCCTTCTTGCCCTTGGTCTTGCCCATCATCTCGGTGAGCGATTCGTCCGTCACCTCTGAGGCCGTGTCGAACACCTCAGCCGCGTACCAGAGCACGATATGCTCCTTGAGATGGCTGATCATGCCGGGCAGCAGGGTCGGGGCGATCAACTGGCTGGAGCCGAAGATCGGGGACTGCATGAACGGGATGTGGGTCTTGAGGTGCGCAATGTGATCCTGATCAGGGAAAGCCACGATTGGCCGACCCAGAGCCGCCTTCACATTCTCCGAGACCGCGTTCTCCTCAGTCGGACTGACCTTCGGGGCGAGCATCTCCTCCCCGTTGGGGATTTTCAGCGTCGCGATGATCCGCTCCTCGACCTTCCTCAGATCGTAGAGTTGCGGGTTAAGCTGGGCGCGCTGGGCGACGGCCTGCACCTGGGCGAAGCGCTGCGCCTCGGAGAAGATGTTCGGGTCGGAGACCGGGACCACGTCCATCGGGCCGTTGAAGTCCGAGCGGCTGGCCACGAGACTACCGGTCGTCTGCACCTCGGTCTTGTCGTCAAGGTACATGCCGTTGAGCCGGTGCAGGACCGAGAGCACCCGCTCGATGGCGTTGTGCATCCGGCCGTGGATGGCGGAGTAGACCACCATCCCCTGCTCGATGTTGGCCAGCTTGGTCCCGACCGGCATGTTGACGTCTGACTCGGCGGACGACTCCATCGTCGTGCGGACCACGCCCTTGCCTGCGTCGACGAGGAAGCCGAGAAGCTGGAACAGGGTGCCGGACGGCTGGTTGAACGGAAGCGGCATGGCCAGCTTGCGGACGTCGTCCACATTCAGCCCGCCCTCGACCTCCAGAATCTCCGTCGGCTGGATGTTGAGGGTCTGACCCCCGCGCCCACCCTTCAGCTTGATCATCGTCTGGCTGTTGGAGATGTGCGCCGCGTCCATCAGGGCGCGGAGAGCGCCGGTGGTCGCAGCACTGATCCCGCCGATCATGTGGACGATGCCGATCGGGTAGGCTCCGCGCCACGGGACGAACGGGAACTCGACGATCCACTGCAGTTCTTCCTGCGCCGGGTCGTCCTCATCCCAGTTGCGGTAGATGCTCAGGACCGTGTTGGTCGTCTTGTCGACACTGAGGATGTAGGGAGCGGGGCCGTCGGCCTCAGGGTCCTCCTCGATGTCGCAGATCGCGTAAATCTCGAAGACCGTGCGCAGACCGTCCTCGTTGTAGACGCTCTCCGAACGACCCTCGATCTTGTCGTTGGCCATGTCGGAGCGAGAGCGCTCGGGCACCATCCCCGGGGCGACGATGTCGACGTCGCGGTACATCCCCGACTTGACCCGCTTCTGGTACTCCAGCTTGGTGATGTACTGGACGTGGGTCTTGCGCTGGGCCGTGTAGAAGTTGGTGGCCGCGTAGGGGAGGTAGATGTCGTCGATGGCGACGAACATGAAGGACGGGCGGTTCTTCGCCTCATCCCATGTGATCTTCATGTACTGCGCCCCGCCGAGCGGGACCTGGGTGAGCAGTTGCTCAAGCTCGGCCCGGAACTCCGGGCTCTGCGTGGTCAACTGCCAGTTCATGAAGTCGGACTTGCGCTGGGCCTTGGCCACGCGCTCCTTGGTCACGTCACCGACGATCTTCGACTTGACCGGCCCGTTCGCAGGGAACAGTTCCTTGATCGCACGGGCGGAGAAGTCGACGCAGACCTCGGTCAGGAGAGGGTGGACGACCTTTGACGCGCCCTCGAACGTGGCGCCGCCGGGGGCGTCGTCACCGAGGCCGGTCCTGCGGATGCCCTCCTCGTACTGCTTGTCTCGCTTGGAACGGGCTTCCTTGTCGCGGGTGATCAGGTCGACGAAATCGGTGGCGAGCCGGTTTAGGGCCGACTCGTCCATCGTCTCGGCGAGGTTGCTCAGAAATTCTGAGTCGCCTTCCTTGGGACTGTCGTCCAGCTTGACGATCGCGCCACCGTCCTCGGTGTCCTCGACATCCGATTCGTCTTCGTCGAGCTCCACGAACTCGCCTTCGGTCGCTCGTCGGTGTCGAGATCGTCGTCAGCCATAACTGTCCATCACCGCGACGCGGCCCTTCTTGAGAGCCGGATAATAGTCCTCAGCGGTGCGTTTTAGCCAGTCTGCAATTTCGTCGAAGGAATCGGGGTCGAAATGCTCGGCTGTGCGGCGGCCGTTCATGTCGTCGCCGAACCAGACGTCCCATCCGCCGTCCCAGAACGACTGCATCCCGACGTTGATCTCGTGGGCGTACAGGGCGCGGAGGATTTGACTCAGATCGCCTCGCAGGAACGCACTATGCCACGCGACGCGGCGGCGCTGCTCCTCGATGCGGGCGTCCTGGGGTTCGACTTCGCTCATTCCAGACATGGTAAGTGCTCCTTTACGGTTTGTCGAGAGTCAGCGAGGGGTTCCGCTGTCGATCCACGCGACGATCGCGGCCGAACCTGCTCCTATGACGACAAACATCGCCAGAATGGCCGCATCGGTGCCAAAAATGGCCTGAATCTGGAGAAACCCAAGGAACGACTTTAGAAGTTCAGGTATAGCGCCTCCGTCACTTCTTCGACGGGACCGTTAAGGACCTTTGAAACTGCAGAGTAACCGCTACTTAAGTTCAATTTCTGCCGGTAAATGTTCTTTGGAATTTCGGAGGCATATTCTAAATCGCCCCGGCTTCCATCGAACGACAGAGCCCATTTTACATTTCGTGAGTTCAATGCGTCCAGCTCGGCGCAGAGTTCTGATTGCGACACATCGCCAATGTATCTCTGCTTGTTTCCCGCGTAGGGAGGATCAAGGTAGACAAAGTCACCATCTTGGGCTCGTCCGAGTGACTCTCGATAGTCTGAAACACGGAAATCTACGCCTTGAACACGAGAGTTCCAAAGCCAGACGCTTCTCGCGAAGGTGGCCGGGATCATTCCTTTCCGCGATAGGTGGAAGGAGTTGTTGAAGTCTCCGGCCGCGCTAAATCGGACTATACCGTTGACACAGGTCCGCATAAGAAAATTGAGGTCGGTAGCCTTCTTCTCAAGATTGAACTTCGAGCGCACCTCATAGAAATAGCCAGGCAAGTCGGCCTGCAGCCTATTCCACTGGTCCTGGTAGTCACTAATCAGTTCGTGAGGTTGGTCTCTTACAAGCAGCCAAAAATCAACGAGTGGCTTGTAGACGTCCGAGCCGATCGATCCCTTGCTCGCCATAAGATAAAGCAAAGCACCGCCGCCTAAGAATGGCTCATGATAGCGTTTGTGCGCCGGAATTAATGCGGCAATTTGCGCCGCCTGACTTCTCTTGCTCCCCGTCCACTTCAAGAGTGAAGGAACGATTCCGCTTGAGCTGTGCCTCTCCTTCTGCACAGAACTAGAGAGGTCAATACTAGGAAAAAGGGACTGGTTCAGAGAATTCAAAATAGCTCCCTCGGTATCAGACGCTCTCGCGCTATTTCCACATAATTTTGATCAATTTCGATACCGATGTAGTGCATCCCCTCGCGCATCGCTGCCAGACATTCTGTTCCGGAACCTGCAAAAGGGACTAGGCAGACCTGCCCTGGCGAGTTCGACAACTGGAGCATCCGATGAGCTAGGCGTAGTGGCTTTTGAGTTGGATGTTTTCCATATTTCAATTCGTCGCGGTCTTTGTTGTTCGGAACATCCCACACGGTCCGCATCTGCTTATCCTTTATCTTAAGTTTATCCTCAGGATAAGATATTGACTTTGAGTATTCGTAGTTAAACTGGTATTTTCTGTTTTTTCCCACGTGGGCCCAAAGAATTGTTTCATGACTTGCTGTTAAACGGCGTCCGGACAGATTCGGGAAGCTGTTCCGCTTGTACCAAACAACTTCATTGATTATTTCGATGCCTAATAGCTGCATCGCGAAATTGATGAGGCCGGCATTGTGATACGTTCCGTGCACCCACATGGAACCAGTGGGCTTTAGCAGACGCTTTCGCGTGGCGTTTCAGGCAGTCCCGCGTCCCCCGGCTCAGGTATACAGGAATGCATAGCGGGTCGACCGCGTACCTATTGTGCGTAGGGGTTGCCTCGGGGCGTATATCGGGGTGCTCGCTCATTATCTTCCCTCTCTCGCTCGGGTTTCGATTTCTTGATCTCGGTGAGCAGTTGCTTGTCGAGGCACAGGCGGACCGCTTGGCTCATGGCGTCGACATGGTCATCGTGAGCAATGCTGCGCTCGCCACGGAACGAGCACCACTGAGTGACTGCCTGATCGCACCACGTCCTGGGCTTCTTCGGGTGCTTCTGACTCTCGGGTAGCCACACTCGCTTCTGCGCGAAGATATGGCTGACCATGTGCAGGCGGCTCAGCTTGTCCGCGTTCCCCGGGTTGTACGGGTAAGTCTCGATCCCCTCGCGCTCAAGGCTCTGGCGCAGGCTGATGCCCGACCCCTTGTCCTCGATCAGGATGATGTCCGGCTTGCGACCGGACCCCGCCATGCGGGCCGGGCCGATGAGCGGCTTCATGATCGGGGCGTTCTCCTCATCCCCGTAGGCCACGAGTCGCTCTTTCTTCACCCGGGCGAGCAGATCAGGGAACCCCAGATGGTCCTGCCAGCAGTCCAGCATCATCAACTGGGTGCGGTCCTCGTGCCAGAACACACCCCAGACCTGACAGGCCGTCGGGTCGGCGTTGTGGGTCTTCTTGTCCACCGACGCGGCCGTCATCGCCGTATCGAGGCTCATCACGATCCAGTCGAACTTGGGGAACGGCTTGTCCGCAGGCCACAACTGCAGCCACGAGCGGTTGATAATCCCCCCTTCCTCAGCGTCGATGATCTCCGCGAGGAGCTCCTGCCGACCAAGCTGCGTGCCCTCGTACTGGGCCAACTGGTCGAAGAACGAATTGGCGAGGTTGGCCTTGTTCTCGTAGGTCGAGCCGGAGGTGATATGCCGATGCGCCTTCGGCTTGATCAGCGTCCTGACGATGTCCTTCGGCTTCGGGGTCGTCGTCCACACAACCTTGGGGTTCTTGCCAAGGCGCAGGCCGAACATCATCATGCTCCATGTCTCGTCAGCGACAGACCATGCGGCCAACTCGTCGCAATTGTGGACGAGGACACTGTTCGCGAAGAATTCCGGGTCGTTCTCGATCTTCAAATCAAAAACCGGCTCTTTTCGATTGAGCTTCCGCGTCGACAAAACCTTCGATGTGTACATCGAGCCGGTGATGTGGAGCGTGGTAAGTTCATCACCGCGAGTTAGGCGGTTCAGCGGAACCCACCTCCCGTTTGCGTGTATCGGGTGATCGCCTGTGGCGAGAAGATAGTGACCGTAGTCGCTGACCAGTTCCCAAAGATCAGCGGACGCGGATGTCATCGCCCGTTCAAGGACCTTGCGCGGGCCGTTTCGCGTGACGACCTCATCTCCGACTTTGACGTAGCAAATTTGCTTGAACGATCCGTCGGCCATTGAGACGAGAGTGTGCCCCGGGAAGCACCAAGCCCGACTCGCCTGGGGGCCGCGAAGTCGCTCCGGCTCCTCCGCAGAGAACCCCCGGATCACGGCGCCATTATCCAGGGTGATGATCAGGTTGGTGCGGTTGTAGTCTTTGACGATCTCTTTCGGGATCAGAGTGAGAATACCCGTCGCGCCTTCAAAGCAAGTGTAGCGAACGTCGTTCAGCGTGGGGGCGATTACGTACGACGGCAGCGCCTCGGGGTCGGTGATCGCGGCGTGCGCTAACCACTGCGCGCCGGTGAGAGATTTTCCAAATCCGCGTCCGGCGAGCAGGCCCCACTCCGTCCACTCAGGGTCGATACCGTTACCGTGGTCAGTGATGTCCGGGGGCAACTGCTTCGGCCGGGCTGTGTTGAGCCACTTCTGCCGCCACAGCAGCAGCTTCAGATCGCGCTCGCTCAGGCGGGAGAGCGTGTTGCGGTCGAGTTGAACGCTCACGATTGCTCCATCACCTGACGAACGGCCGCGTGGCCGCTCGCGCTCAACTGATACCCGTGACTGTGGAGCGTGATGACCGAGCCTGGGGGTAGTACCTTGCGTATCCTGCTGATGTATACGCTGACGAGGTTATCCGCCGTGATCCGGTCCTCATCGGCCCACGGGTCGAGGGTCGTCCGCTCCAGGTCATATCTGAGGACCGGTCGTGGGTACGCCCCGTACAGCTTCGTCAATATATCCGCCCCCTTTGGGGTGAGGTGGAGGTGCGCGCGATGGCGTGCCGGGTCAGCAGTTCAGTCTGCTGGCCAAGCTGGATACGCAACTGCTCGACCTCGTAGCGCAGGTCGTCACAGTGGGGGCAGTCGGGGGATATGTGGGCGCGCTGGACGCTCATTCACCGCTCTCGAACAGAACGCTCTCCATGTAAAGTTGGTCGCGCAGCGAGTAGCCGAGCTTCGGCCAGAGGTTCCGCACGGCGTCCTCGTAGGCGAACACCCGACCTTTCTCCCGGTCGAAGTTCTCCGGTGAGGCAGGCGCGCTCTTGCCGACCTCGACGAACCCGTTGCGCATGGTGATCACGCACAGTGTCATGAGGAAAGACGACGCGGACGCCGATTGGTTGGTCCGCTCGATCGCGTCGCCGAGGTTGATGTAGATGACGCTCTCCATCTGGTCCTCGATCCTGGGAACGCTGACGCGAGGCGCCGTCGCGCCCCGGGCGCTGAGGGCTTCACTGGCGGATAGGGACTGGGTGCTCATTGCGGTTGCTCCGTTGAGTCGGCGGGAGCGTCACTCTCGCCGGTGAGGAAATCGTAGAAAGCCTGGGCGGTGAACACGATGCTTTCGGTAGCCGACGGCGGCTCGGTGTAGATGTTGGCCTTGATCGCCATTTTCAGCGCCAGTTCCCGGGCGCGGATGTCGAGGCTCAGATACAAGATCTCGTCTGTGGCGCCGGGTCGCCGGGCGATCTCGTCGTCAGGCTCGTCGATCCAGTCTTCGAGGGATGCCGTCATCGGTAGTACTCCTTGAAATGGGTCGGTTGCGACGACCGGATACATCCTTACGGGTAGCATAGACCCAACTGGAGATGGGCTCGCCTGATGGGCCGGTCGCAGGGTCGTCGCAACCTGTTCATCAAGCTGAATGGTTGGGGGAGAAGTGTCAACCGGGTGTGAAAAAATTTTGAGGTGGGGGTCGGTTTTGCTGCGCGAGGGGGTGGGGGTGCTGCGGCAGTCCGCGATAGGCCGGGGGTCATGACCTCCCCCGCATTGGTCTCGCGCATCATACCCGGTGCTGGTTAACCCAACCGCCGCAGCGAGGGGAGACTGGGTCACAGGTTGCGGGGTGTCAAGTCGCGTTGAGCGGGGTAGCGGGTAGCGAGTTGCGTTGAGCGGGTCCAGTAAGAACTTAATTACCAAAAACGTCAGAGCGAAAAACTGTCTCGGTTAGCATACCCACTTCACTCCCTTTTCCCACAGACCGCGATAGGGGGCACCCCGGCCGGCCGCCAGCTAATCCCTTCCAGACCCATAGGGATAAGCGGACCTCAGTACGGGGGCGCTAATCCCTACCTCTTGGCTAGGGTATGAGGCTGCAGCTATTGTGTTGCGTGTCGCTTGACACTTAGACCAGGGCGTGCGAGTGTGAGTCATCGGAGGCGAACGCCTCGCAACGCATGGAAGGGATTACCCGTCATGGACACAACTGCCCGACACTTCGCGGCGGTGGCGCTATTCGCCGCACGCGCGACGCTCGCCAGCGAACCGGCGTTGCCGGGGTCGCGTTCGCTCGCGACCTACCGTCGTGCGATGCTGGCGTGCTGGCGGCAGGACATCGCGCTTCGCTCCGAACGCAAGCGCAAGCTCGCCGCAACTTGGATCGCGGCTTCGGACTACCTCGCGACGCGCGAGGGTCGCGCCTAACACCTTCTAATCCGCGCAAGGCGCGCGCTATGTCTATTTCATCGGCAAGATCGAACGCGATTCGCGCGACGCCTAACCCCCATCACCCACAACGCGCGACGCACGCGCCCTTGCCCGGAGCTCACTAGAGCGGCCGGGCTTTGGGGCGTGTAACACCTAGCAGGAAAAGGATTCCGCAGATGAACGGATACAAGGCTTTCTTTAACGGTCGCGAGACTGAGGTCTATGCCGACTCGCTGTATGCCGCGAAGGTCAAGGCAATTGCAGCCTTCAAGCCGCGCCGCTCGCAAGAGCACATGATACACGTCTATCTTTGCGAGCGCGAAGACGGATCGGACGTTGTGCACGTCGCAACCTAACACCTTCTAACCCGCGCGACGCACGCGCCCTTGCCGGGAGCTCGCAAGAGCGGCCCGGCTTTGGGGCGTGTAACACCTAGCAGGAAAAGGATTCCGCAGATGGCCCGTTATGAGATAACAGGGACCGCTACAAACATATGGTCCTGCGGCGTTGTGCAACAGGCGTTGCGAGACGCTGGCGCAATGGCGGTTAGCAAGCGGCGCGCGTTCGGCATGGCGAATCAGCCTTACGTCGCCACGTTCTGCGCTTACGATCTTGATGAGGCGCGGCGCATCGCCGATAAGGCGCGCGAAGCGATACCGGGGATTGCGACTCGCGGTTCGCTCCCCGGCTTGATTCCTTACGAATACACCTAACTCAACGCGCGACGCACGCGCCCTAGCCGGGAGCTCGCAAGAGCGGCCCGGCTTTGGGGCGTGTAACACCTAGCAGGAAAAGGATTCCGCAGATGCTTTCGACCGATCATGTCGCGCACGTTCGTCAGTGCAATTTTTATGGCGTCACCCCGCTAAGCGGCCGTGATATCGTGAAGCTACACGCCGAACGGCTGAGCGGACTAGACGCCGCGTTCTCGGTCGCTAGCGATCTGGCGTGCGGATTCACATGGCGCGAGGCAATAGATGCTTACAAACGTGCGGCCTAACACCCACAACGCGCGGCACGTAACGCGCCCTTGCCCGGAGCTCACTAGAGCGGCCGGGCTTTGGGGCGTGTAACACCTAGCAGGAAAAGGATTCCGCAGATGGCCCATTACTTCACGATCATGCAAGGCTTGCGTGGTTGCTACATGCCCGATAACGCCTACACGATTCAATGCGCTACGCGTCGCGAGCTCAAGAGCGCGCTTGAGTCCGAAGCCTATTCAATCCGCGACGCCGGGTATGTGGGTTGCAGCAAGCGCGATATTGCGGCGCTTGCGGCCGAATGCTGGCGCAGGCGCAAGGGTTGGCAATATGACCTAGTCGCGCCCTATCGCGACGCGGATCAGGACCATTACCCGTATGCGCTCATGGTCGCGCACGCCACGCGCGCGGATTACCTGGAGTATGTCGCCGAATGCGACTCGTTCTAGATACCGCGCAAGGCGCGCGCCCTTGCCCGGAGCTCACTAGAGCGGCCGGGCTTTGGGGCGTGTAACACCTAGCAGGAAAAGGATTCCGCAGATGCGTATCGTTATTTCCAAAGATCAAAGCGCGCCGTTTATGGTTCCGTGCGCGTTCGCCATCGAATTTTTCCGCGCGTTTCGCAATGAGATGTGGCGGAACGGCGCGGCGCGTGATCCTAAAGCCGGGGACTGCGTGTTAGGCGTGCGTATCGTTTCGCTGTCATTCTAGATACCGCGCAATGCGCGCGCGGCTAGCACGTCTACACTAGATCGTCAACATCCGATGCTGAGGCGCGTACTACTGGTGCGCGCCTCAGCTTTATGCGTTCCTCAGGTGGCTTATACCCGGACGCTGGCGCGCTATCTTGATTAGGCGTTACGTTAATCAAGGTTAGAGGCGCGTTACTTGCGCCGCCCATTGCAGATAGCAATTCGTTTACTAGCGGAGCGGTGTCCAGCTTGTTCCCGTCTGCGTCTGCGTGCTTGATTTGAGTAGAGTCGCCCCAGCGTTTCGGGTTGAACTTAGCTAATAGTTTGAGTCGGATTTCGGCCCTTGCCTTGTCGCGGCTTGCGTCTGGGGGCACGCCAGGAACGGGGCGCAAGCCGTCGATAATCTCTTGAGCTTCCAAGGCGATAGCTTCCTCGCCGAGCTCACGAGCACGCGCGATGGCAG